GCTCGATATGCGGTACACGCCGGGAACGGAAGTCGGAACCGGGCTTGCGCGCGTAAAGCGGCACTCAGGGCGGCGCCGCCTAGCTAGTCTGGCGCAAACATCGGGGCATACCCGCGCGCACGAATGCCGCGCAGTTGCCAATCGCCCACCGCCTGCGGGATCGCGCTCATGACAGCACCGCCTTGGGCGATAGCACCACGCGCCCCACTTGTCCATATTGCTTGCTGTAGGTAATCACCGGCGCATCGCGGCCCGATAACCAGCCGCCACGGCTCGCGTAAGCATCGGCAGCCGCGAGTGTGCGATGTTGCTCCACGACCATCAGCGGGGACTCTTTCAGCGCGGCGTGATGCAAGTGCCCCATGTGCGCATAGCTGTACTTCGTGCGCCCGAACACGTCGCGAAACTTTGCCGCGAACACGTCATCGATTTCCTGGGGCCTGCGCTTGTGACCGTGGTGAAAGAACAAGCTCGTCAGTCCGTGTTCAACGCAGTAGTACGGGTCAGGCGATGTATCGACCGTCACGCGTGGGTTGTTTTCCCATAGTGCGGCCGTCGCCTCGCGCAGCCACACCGACCCCGATGGGTCGTGATTGCCTTCGGCCATGATCACATGCACCCGCTTGTGCTTGGCCAGCAATTGCGTGATGGCATCACGCACCGCGCGCTGCGCAATCCGCACCACCTTGGCGTAACGCGTATCGGCATCCAGCAGGTTGCGATGCTCGGGCGTCACCGCTTCAAGGCCATCGAAATGCAGAAAATCACCGAGTTGTGCGAACACGGCCGTTTCAGCCGCCGGCGCACGCGCAATCGCTTCTCGGAACCAAGCACTCAGCAACCGTTCGGCAATGCTGGTATCCCAGTTGTCACCGCGCGTTTCCTCGCCCCATGCCAGCATTCCGATGTGGTAGTCGGTGACGATGAATAGATTCAGCAAGTCGCTTGCCACGCGGCGCGGCGCCGCAACCCTTGGGACGCGCGTCACCGCATCGCACATGCCTGCGATAGCGGCGTCCATCAACTCCTTTTGCCGTTGCAAATCCTCCCGTGACTTGACCCACTGCGCCGCGACACTGCCATCCTCACGGTAAAGCGTGGACGTACCTTTGACAGCGAACCCTTCGGCAACCGGGTGCCGCATGTCAAACTCAGGCGCCCACCCGCGCTTGACCCACCGCTCCTTGCGCCGTTGCAGCGTGCGCCGGTTAACACCCAGCGCGCGCGCGGCACCTTCGATAGAACCGCATTGCTTCAGCGCGGCCAAACATTCATCGTCGGTGTGCAGGGTGGTCATACCGCACCCCACTTGTGCGCGCGACGTTCACGCTTGGCCTTGTTCCGCCCCATGTTGTAAGTTGACGTGCGCCCGATAACCCATCGGGGGCCCTGAAACGGCTCGTGTGCAAGCTCAGCCTTCACCGCTAGCGGGTTGCGAATAATAGGCGCGGAAATGTGCAGGTAATGCCCGCGTGACGGATGCAACGATTTCAGATAGGCCCAGCGCCCGTACGGCAATGGCGTTGCGATGTGGCGGCTCACAACTGCACCCCCGGCGTTACGGGGTTGCCGTACTCAATGGTGCCGTCGGCGTGCGCAAGCTCTGCCGCGCTCACCGGGTACAGGTGCGACGAGCCGTCCGGAAAGCGCGTGTACGCCCATCGCGATTCGGGTGCCTTCGTGCCCCTAGCGGGTACGTCACCAATGCCGTGTGAGCGCAAGCGAGCAACGTCCAGTCGCGCATCCACGCTGTCGCCGTGACGGAATGCAACATTTGCGGGGCCGTAGTCGGGCGATGACGTGACATGTCGTGCAGTCTCGCGTTTCAGATGCGCGGATGCCTTGGCAATGTCGGTGTCGCCGCCCTTGCGCGAGGCCCGCAGCAGGTACTTGAGCGCGCTGGCGACGTGATACGCCGTCACCGGGTCTGCAATGCCCTCGATGGCAAGCTCGATGATGTCCCATGCTTCCATCTGCCCGAATTGATAATGGGCTGGGCTTTCAATCTCGTCGTGCATGTCGCTTACCCAATGTGGGCATCATCGTGCCCGGTATGGGTAGCTATTCAACCGCACAGCGCGGACATCAGGCGGACATTTTCTGTCCGATCTTTGCGCACATCGACTCGCGCCAGCGGCGTACCGTGCGGGTCGACACGCCGTACCTCTCCGCCACCCCGTTTACACCCACAACGCGAATAATTTCTCGTATAGCTGCCAAGCGATCAATCTCCGCCTCCACCATGTGCCGTTCAAGTTCAAACAGCTCGCGCGAACGGTCAGCGTGACGGCGACTCATAAAGTCGATGCGTGCGGCGATTCTATCGAACCGTGCATCACTCATTACTCACCCCCGTTCGTGCTCCGCTAATTCGATACGCAACTCAAACCCTGCCGCTTTCGCAAGCAGCAACACGGTGCCCAGACGCGTACGCGGATTGCGCATAGCCTTGCCGAGCCGCTCAAGCGCCGCACCCAACCTTGCGACGTCAGATTTATCGAAATGGTTTTGGTTCATCGAGACGTCCCATGGTTTCGCGGCACGCGAACGCAAACGCTGGCACTGTCAAAATGGCGCACGAATCCCATTCGAGTTGCTTGCCGCCCGCGTACCAATCCACCGGCACGATAACCAGCCACGGCTGGTAACTGCGCCGGAATGCGACCGCTGGCATCAACCCCAAAGCCTTGGCGCTGATACACGCCTGCGCCCACCACGCCCGCAGCGGATTCGACTCGTGCCGTTTGCACTCCACCGCAAACCCGGACATGACAAGATCGCATCCACCATCACGCGACTGCGATAGCTGGCGATCAAATTTCATGCCAAGCTCGGCGCCCATGATGTGCGCAAATTCCCGTTCCGCTGCGGCACCTTTACGCCTCTGCATAGAGCTCACGGCCAGCGATCCGGGTTATTCAACAACGCACCAACCAGATAACCTGCGCCAAACAGGGCCACGGCTGCAATAATCGACAATGGAACAATCATTTCATTGCCTCCAGTTTGAGAATCGTGTCCGCAAGCACGTCGTACTCGTCGATGTTCCGTAGCCGCCACGCCGACTTGTCACCATGGATGCCCGTCTTGCCGACGTGGTGCTCGAGGCACAGTGGCATCGTCAACGCATTAGGCGCGCGCTGGGCACCACCGAAGCCTGCACGCATGTGATGCACAATGGATGGCCCAGGCCGGCCGCATACGGCGCACGGCAGTTGCGCCACGCGTGCCATGTGGCGTTTCTCGGCAGCGGTTGCGGCGCGCTTCACGCCGCCTCCCTTGCTTTCTCGCGCCACATCGGGTCAGGATCGGGCACATAGCAACCGATACGCTCCGCTGCGAACCGCTGGATGAACGCGTACATGTCAAGCGCATCAGCAACGCTGATTTCGTCGCGCTTGCCGCGTTCGTCTTTCGTCGTGGTGCGCACCGGCACGCGACCCAGCATCGGATCATCGCGCCATCCGAAATACTCACCGCACATGTTGCGGTGCAGTTCGTCTTTCTCGCGCGCGCCCTGATAGCCGCAAAATTCCATGATGGCCTTGTAGGCGACACCGAATAGCGAATTACGCTGAAGGTCGCTGCGCGCCTCGACGTGCGGTCGAATGATCACGTCGAACGACTTGTCCGCCGGCAGCCGGTCAAGGAACGCCTGCGCGTTGCCCTTCACTACGTCGCGGCTGATATGGTTTTTCCACAAAACGAAAGTGTTTTTCATATTTGCCACCCGCACGCGCGATACAGCATCCGCAAGATCGGTTGCGCATTCACGCGCTTTCTCATATCCATCGCCAGCTTGCGCCAGTGCGCGCGCTTACAATACTTGCGGTCGTAGGCACCCTTGCCGCGACGGTCTTCGCATACCTGGCGAGCCAAGGACTTGAGTTCGGCGTGGGGCAAGGTCATGGCAAAGTCGCAAGGCAGATAAGCACAATCGCCGCCCATACGATTGCGAACAGAACCAGATATAGAGTCATCTTTTTGTCGTTGTTCATGCCGTCATAGCCTCGATCTTCGCGAACGGAACGGTCATGCGTTCACTTCTCCTTGATCGCGCGCAGCCGAGGGCCAGCAAGCTCAGGCTTCGCCACCGCGTCAGGAATCCTGTTCGTATCGTCAAACAACCTTATCGCGTCAATCTCAACCCTCACGCCAGCAAGATAAGCGCCAGCCACTTGCGACATTACCTTTGCGCGCTCAACCACCATCGCATCCGCGTCTTTATCCCCCAACGCTTCCATCATTGCGACCAGATGATTGCGTACATCCTCGACTTTATTTTTCATACTCGTTTACTCCGATTGTTGATTTTGCGATTCAATGCGCCGCGAAGCTGCATCAATTGATTCACTTCAGGCGGGTAGTTTGTGTGGCGACTATTGCGATGCATGTTCTCCGCACGCGTGATGCACTCCAGCCGATCAAGCGTGATGTCCTGCGCGTTCGTCGTATGCCTGCCGCGCTTGAACACAACAATGCATCCCGGCGGCACATCACCATGCACAGCCTCCCACACCATGCGATGCACAGGCTTCCAGCGCAGCCAGCGATTCGTGCCCGTTGCGACCTTGCGCAGCAGAACGCCGTCTTGCACGCGTTCGCTGCCCAGCGGAAGTTCCTTTATGGCGGCCGCGCCGTTCAAAACGCCGCTCTTGAACCAGTATTTTTCCGAGCCTAGCGGTCTGTGCGGCTTGCCCTTATTCCATGGCACGGCGCCATGTTTGAAGCGGTGCGCAAGCATGTTTGGCGTCAATGCACGACAACGCATAGCTTGCGACTCACGAGCCTTGAACGCGGCCGACTTCGACAGATGTAATTTTCTAGCCATGTTGTATACGGCTAAAACCGACCGGCCAAGCATCACGGCAACCTCTGCGGCCGTCGCGTCCGGATAAAGACAGCGCAGTTCCTCGACCTCGTAATCCGCCCACACGCAACCACTCATACTGCCCTCGCCTTGCGCACGCGCGACTGGGTTGCGTCCCATCGGCCGTCCGGCCTGTACTCGCACCATGGGCCAGGATCGCGCTTGCCGATCGACCACCCATTACCATCGTCAATGTACGCGATTGACGCGTGACTAAAGCCACCGGCACGCAGAGCGTCCAGCCACGCCGCCACACACCCCATGCCATGTGCAGCAGCATCGGCGCGGTTGCGCTCACGCTCAGCCGCAAGCCGTGAAACCTGTTGCGATGCAAGCTCGGAAAGCTTCATGCTTACGCACTCCGATCCAAGTAACTAACGGTTGGCATACCACGGGCGGGCCTCGGCTTTGATTGGTTGACACCGACAGGCGCTTCGGTTTCCGTAAATGTCTGCGTACCGCCGTCAAAGTGTATAAAGCATTTACCAATCGGCCCATTGCGTTGCTTCGCAACTGTGCATGTGATCAAGTCTTTCCTTGATTCATCCGGCCGGTGTAGAAAAATCACCACGTCTGCGTCCTGCTCGATGGCACCGGAATCGCGCAGGCTGACTAGTGTAGGTTCGCGGTCACCCGCACCGCGATTCAATTGCGACAACAGAATCACCGGAATACACACATCTTTCGCCAGCGCTTTAATCTGGCGCGTAATCAACTGCACGCCGTCATTCGTGTTCTGCGCACGCGGCGGCGTTATTTGAGTCAGGTAATCAATAACGACCAATCCAAGCCGCTTGGCTGCATCAGCCTGCCGCACACGCGCGCAGATCGCATCCACGGTCAACGCGCTGGTGTCGTCGATCAGCAACGGCATCCCCGCAATAACCTCGCCGGCACGACCAATGCGCGGCCATTGTTCCTCGGTCACCTTCTTGGGTTGCCGAATGGCCTGCATGTCCACGCGTGCAATGTGCGCAATCATGCGATCCGTAAGCTGGTGGCCCGCCATTTCGAGCGACACAAACAGCGTCGGGGTGCCCGCCTTCGCGGCGTGGATCGCCGCCTGCACGGCTAGTGCTGTCTTGCCGACTGATGGGCGCGCCGCAACGATAATCAAGTCACCACGCTGCCATCCGGACAGTGATTCATCCAACCAGCCAATGGACGTTGGAACGCCGGTAAGTACCTCGGTCGCCGCGATGCGCTGCTGCATCAAGTCAACAGACGTGGTGAGGTACTCCTTGGCGTGCTTGATTGCGCTCGCAGCACGGGGTGCGCAAGTCGCCAAGATGCGTTGCGCCTCACCAAGCGCATCCTCGCCCGCCAGCTTCGCAATCCTGCCGCCCGAAGCCCGAACGCGGCGCGTGACCGCGTTGCGCTGCACGATCTCCGCGTACGCGCGAATATTGGCCGCGCCAGGCGTAGCGTTCGCGCACTCCACCGCTAACATCGCATGTTTCGGGCAGCGCTCGCCGAATGTCACCGCATCAACCGGACGCCCTGCGTGAATCGTGTCTGTGATCGCCTGCCATATTTCCGCGTACGCATCGCGACTAAAGTCATCCGCGCCAATCAGGTCGGCAATCTGCCAGTAGGCATCCGGCGCAAGCAGGCACGCGCCGATTACCGCTGACTCCGCGTCGAACGTGTTCATGCCGCCTCCTTGTTTTCGTAATTCCCCTCAACGACCTTGCGCATGTTTTTCGGCTCAAGCAGCCAGTCGAAATTGCACGCGTGCCACTTGCCATCGCGCCCGGTCAGGAAATCGGATTTCGCGACGTAGGCCCAAAAGTTTCGCCACCATTCGAGTGATTGCCGCTCGCGGTCTTCCCGCCACCGGGCGATGATCTTTTTCTTGCGATCGGGATCGAGCTTGCGCGGTTGTGGCATGTCGGGCAGGAGTTCCCGGTAGCCAGCGAGGATCGCTTCCGCAGGCACGTCGTCGGGCTTCGGCGCAGCCGAAACCGACAAGGCTTCTTCTTTCTCTGTAGCTTTATATGCCTCTGGTCTAGCATTTGCTAGCACTTGCAAGCATTCGCCAGCATTCGCTAGCACGCCTTCAATTGGCTCCAAAAAACCACATTCGATCAAAGGCTTAAGGTCTGGGGCCTTCGCGAGGTAGGCGACACGTTGCAGGTACGCCAGGCCAGTGGGTGACCCGTCAATTTCACCCTCATTTCGGCTTCCAACGAGCATGCAAGCGATCGCTACAACCCTGCTAGCATCCGCTAGCATCACCCAATCGGCACTCGACAACAGCTCAAAATGCAGCTTGATCCACGGCGGGTTACGGTCCTTGTAATGCTGGAAATGACTCCAATTCCGAATCCGATATTTCATGCCGCGCCCCCGTCCTGCATCGGATCATTGAACTGCTCAGCCAGGCTTGTTTTGCTTCGCGCGAGAATCACCTTTAGCTCGGCGTTCTCGCGGCGTAGCGCATCGCGTTCCGCGCACGCATCACGCCATGCTTGCGTGATCGCCATGATCTCTGCCTGCGCCATGGTTATCTCGTGCTCGCTCATAGCTGAAACCTTGGATCGCGCACAAGCAGCGCGTTGTTCATGCGCCGGATTCGATCAAGTGCTTCCATCGTGCCCATCGCGTGCCCTGCGTGATGGCCGTCCCTGACCCCTGACCGCGCTTCCTGCGCGGGGTGACTCAGGCTGCGTTGCGCAAGATCGCAGCGAGCCGTTCGATTTCGTTGATGCCATCCATGGCGTGATGCAAGTCCATCCACTGCCGCAGCAGGTTCGTGCCGGTCGCGGCGCAAAGTGGGTCAATCAGGTGTTCGGGTATTGCGCGTTTGCCGTTTTGCATCCGGGAAACGTGTCCTCGCGACTTGCCGATGCAGGCCGCGATGTAGTCGAGTTTGTGATGCCCGGCCAAGATGGCCACGGCCAGCGCTTGTGATGCGGTTTCGCACTGACCAACAAGCGACTGCGGCGCATTCGTTGCGGCGTGATGTACGCCGAAAGCCAAGCGCAGCGCGGCTTGTGGCCCAATTGGTTCCATTGGTTGCCTTGCGTTGCCAACCGCGTTGGAACAAAAATTTTTGGCGTCAGCGGTCATGCGTCACGCTCCTGCGAATCAGGCCACAGAATCTTTTCCTTGCGAAAAACCCCGCGCGAAATGACCTCGCACTTTTCTGCAACATCGGGCGTGATGGGCTGAGAGCCCGATTTCATGCGGCTCACAGTCGCCTCTGATACGCCGAGCGCTTCAGCAACCCGCCGTTGTGGTTTCAACCATTCGCAAAAGTCGGAGAAGGTCTGCATGGCGCATAGTCTTTCACCACATGAAAGGAATTGCAAGCCCCGTCTTTTGCAAGGCGAAAGTAGGGTTGCGCACGAAAGCGCGAGATGTGACACAAGGAAGGCGTCACGTCACAAAGGTTCACGCTACATGGAACTCAATCCAGTCAAGGTACGCGAAGCATTGGCGCGCGCGGGGAAAAGCCAAGCTGACCTGTCTCGTCTTACGGGATGGTCAGAGGCGAAAGTGTCGCGCTATGTAACCGGCAAAAATCTGGGGGAAGTGACCTTGACGAACCTTAAGGAACTTGCGGCGGCGCTTGATGTGAGTGCGGCCGCGCTGGTGGAGCTGGAAGACGTTGCGCAAACGGATGCCGAAAAACGGCTGCTTAGGAACTTTCGAGCCGCGACAGACCGCGATAAAGGCCTCGCGCAAGCCCAGGTCGAGCCGCGCGAACCACTCCGATAGTGGTTGAATTAGGCTGTTAACCTGAACGCTGTATAAACGGCGTTCCATGTCACGAAATATTCCTTGCATCCCATGAAAGGACATGCTTTCATGTGACGAAAGGAGGGTGACATGATCAATCGACGTTTCTCCCGCACGCCATGGCGCGAAGCACTGGTTTCGATTCGCGGGCAAAAAACGTGGGCGGTGCGCAACGGCCACCGCGATCCCATCGCCATCATCTACACCGGCGAAGCCGACGCGCGGCTAATGGCCGCATCGCCGCGCTTGCTCGGATCCCTGAAACACATGATCGCAATCGTGCGAATGCACGAGGGCGAACTGCGCGCGTCGGAGAAAGCTAAGTACGCGGCGGCGCAAACCTTGGTCAAGGAGATCGAAGGATGAACACCAACGCAGCCATGGTTCACTTTCGGCCATCGCGTCATCGCGAGCCGATTCGCGAGTGCATGGACGGGCCGGACAACGCATTTCGCGAAGTCGTGAAACCGCTGCCGAGCACGCGACCGACTATGCGCTTCGTCGACATGAATGCGGACGAGCAGGAACTGGCGCGTGGTATGTGGGCGTCGGCTGGGCCGAATGACGGTTGCGGGTACTTTTGGTTCGGCGGGATGCTGATCAAGAATCGCGTTGGAGGTGCAGCGTGAACACATCCAGGGCAGCCACGAAGCGCAAGCCTAAAGCAGCAAAGGCCGGAGCGATTGTTGTTGCATACAAGGGTTTCAACGAAGACTGGACGTGTCGCGGTTACCAATACGCAGCCGGCGAGACCTATGTGCATCCCGGCGCTGTCGTGGCCTGCCCGAACTTGGCTCAGGTCGCTAGCGGCTGCGGTGGCTTCCACGCTTGCGAGTACCCGCTCGACGTGTTCGGATACTACGCTCCGGCGCGGTCGCGCTACGCAATCGTCGAGCAATCAGGCACGCTTGCGCGACACGGCGAAGACAGCAAGATCGCCAGCAGCAAGATCACGATCAAGGGCGAGATCGGTATCCCTGGTCTCGTGAAGGCGGCCGTTGAGTACATTGTTTCTCGTTGCGACCCACCCGGCAAGGATTCGGCCGCGACGAACACGGGTAACCAGTCGGCCGCGACGAACACGGGTAACTGGTCGGCCGCGACGAACACGGGTAACCAGTCGGCCGCGACGAACACGGGTGACCGGTCGGCCGCGACGAACACGGGTGACCAGTCGGCCGCGACGAACACGGGTAACTGGTCGGCCGCGACGAACACGGGTAACTGGTCGGCCGCGACGAACACGGGTGACCGGTCGGCCGCGACGAACACGGGTAACTGGTCGGCCGCGACGAACACGGGTAACTGGTCGGCCGCGACGAACACGGGTAACCAGTCGGCCGCGACGAACACGGGTAACTGGTCGGCCGCGAGTGTCGAAGGGCAATCTTCCATTGCAATTGCTTCGGGCAAAGGCGGCCGCAGCATGGGTGCAAAAGGATGCGCACTGTTCCTCGTCGAGCGCGACGATAACTACAAAATCGTCGCGGTGTGGGCAGGCATCGTCGGCCACGGCGGCATCAAGCCGAACGTTTGGTACACGCTCAAGGACGGCAAGCCGGTCGAGGTGGCGTCATGAGCGCGCGCAAGCCGCCGTTTCGTGGCGCGAGCGACATTCAGCGCCAGCAGCATCGAAAACGTCCAGTGTGGATCGGAAACACCCTGCTGACACTCGGGTGGTGCGCAGTATTGGTTCTTTTGTGGGCGCGCTCGCAAGGGTGGCTGTCATGAGCGCCGCAGCGTTTGCCAGGCCGCAAGACTTAGCGCAGTCACAAGCCGCGCTATGTGACCGGATCGCGGTGTGGTCGCGCGCGGGCCACCCGGTCGGCGGTGCGTTGTGGACGGATGCGGTCGCGGCCAGCTTTGCACTCGAAACCAAAATTGCAGCCGAACGCCGGGAAGTGGCTGACAACCTGCTGTACATACAGGCACTTGACAATCTTGCGGACGTCATCGATGCGGAAGTCGAACGTTTGCGCGAAGCGGAGGACGACGACGATGTGTGAACTCGATGACGAAAAGATGGACGCGGCGACAAACGCCATGCTGCGCAGTACGAACGCGTTGTTTGACGCAATCCTTGGCCCTGCAATCAAGCGTGCGGAAGCCAACGCCGACAAGTATCACAAGGCATTTCTTGCAGCGAACGAAGATGACGATCCACCGGAGGCCGCATGAACGGTTACGGCTTCGCGGGCGGTCATAAGGTCACGCAATTGGCGCACATGCCACTGGCGCACGAAGCAACCATCATTGCCCGCGTGCAATCTATGCGCACTCGCGGCGGTGTGGTTGCTGAGCCGCTTGATTTCGAAACAAGCGCGCGCTGGCTGCATCACTTCACACACAAGGCGCGCGTGACGGTTCCGCCGCCGCGTGCAGCCTGACCTTTATGTCGGCCCCGCCGCATTCCCTCGCGTCCCCCCTGCGCGCGCGGCGGCGGTCGGCTCCTTTTCAACCGGCGCGGTTTTTGTGATCACGAGCGTTTTCACGGCCCGCGCCGGTTGATCCAAACGTTATGGAGAATAGCAATGAGCCATGAGCTAAGGCCGTACGAGAATGCGATCCAAACAGCCAAGAAGCGGTTTCAGGATATAGCTTCCAAGGCGGTAAATTACGACAACGAATGCATTTTCGCCATGCAGGCGCTTATGCGCACAGACTTTGCGATGAAGATCGCGAACGAAAACCCGCAGTCTCTTCATCTGGCGATGATCAACGTTGCCAGTACGGGTCTCACATTGAACCCAGCAAACGCGTATGCCTACCTTGTGCCGCGCGATGGCGCAATTGTGCTGGATATTTCGTACAAGGGGCTGATCAAGATCGCGACAGATTCGGGTGCAGTCATGTGGGCGCGAGCCGACGTAGTGTACTCGGCTGACACATTTACTTATCACGGCCCTGCGTCCATCCCCGATCACCAAGCCGATCCATTCAAGACTGATCGCGGCGAAGTTGTTGGCGCGTATTGCATCGCAAAGACCAAGGACGGCGACATTCTAACCGAAGTCATGTCGATGACTGAGCTTGCCAAGATTCGTGATAAGTCGATGGCCTACGTAAAGACAAAGAAAGGGCCGTGGGTTGAGTGGTTCGAGCAAATGGCCAAGAAAGCCATTATCAAACGCGCAAGCAAAACGTGGCCGTACACGAACGACAAGCTCGCGCAAGTCATTGAAGTCGCCAACAATGCAGAAGGCGGCTACGAGTTTGGCAGCGAGGAGGAACGCGAAGCCAAGCACCAGCTTCAACACGAGGCTGCCGTGGGGAGGAACTGGCCATCTGTGGCCGCGCTCAAGGAACATCTTGAACCAGCTCCGGACGATCGGGATGCTTACGCAATCTCGGAAGTCTGGAACGAGATTTCCAAGGATGACCAGATTCTTTTATGGCGCGCGCCAACGAAAGGTGGCTTGGTGTTCACAACCGAACAGCGCGCATGGATGCGCGAGTTGTCGTCGCGGGTCAGCACGCAACAGGAGAAAGCCGCATGAGTCGCGGAATTAACAAGGTCATCCTGATCGGCAACCTGGGCGCCGATCCCGAAACGCGCTACAGCGCGTCCGGCTCGGCGATCTGCTCGGTCAGCGTGGCCACGTCGGAAAGTTGGAAGGACAAGCAGACAGGCGAGAAGCAGGATCGCACCGAGTGGCATCGCGTGAAGTTTTTCGGCAAGCTCGCCGAGATCGCCGGCAAGTACCTGAAGAAGGGCCGGCAGGTGTATATCGAAGGCTCGATCCGTTCGAGCAAGTACACCGACAAGGAAGGCATTGAGCGCTGGAGCACCGACATCATCGCCAACAACATGCAGATGCTGGGCGGCCCGGGTGACGGCGAACCGCGTCAACCATCACGCGTTCCAGCCACGCCCGAACCGCAGCCGGATCAAGACGGGTTCGTGGACGACGAGATTCCGTTCTAGACGCGCGACCCAACGATTGAGTGCAGCGGCGCCGGTACGGCGTCCGCTGGAATGCAGAGTTGGACGGCGCACCACCAATCGAACAACATGAAAGCATGGACTGACTACCCGATTATTGAGCTTGGCGATGTACCGCATGAAAGAGCACCCGTGCGCGAATGCAGCGTTTTGAGCTACGACGGCGACAAGCGCTGTCTTGTTCTTGTTGACGGCGTGACCAAGGAAATCAAGGCTGGATACTTGTATACAAAGCCTGGGCGCAGTGGCGAAGTGCCGATACTAACGTGGCGGCAACTGCGCTTGTTGGAAGCGCCCTCTAACACCCGAAATCAGCCGGACGGGCAGCGGTAGCTGACCGGCTCGGCTGGATTGAGCAGTTATGTGGCATAAGAACTGGAGAAAGCAATGAACAAAGTAAAGGTGAGAATCGCTGTGGCGGTAGCCCCGGATGGGTCATGGAACGCATGCGGTTTCAGCAACGCACGCAACGACGCGGACAAGATGGAACTTGCTGTAGAGCCGATCCCGGACGGCGAGGCCAGGTATTGGCTGGAGGCGGAGTTACCAATGCCGACTACCGAAACCGTGCAAGCAACAGTTGCTGCCGCATAACAACTGAGTGCAGCGGCGCCGGTACGGCGTCCGCTGGAATGCAGAGTTGGACGGCGCACCACGAGGACGAACAATGCCACTGACAACGATGTTGCACCAATGTGAGCTTGACCAGCCGACCGGAAATCCGGAACTGGATGAATTGCTTGTCGAGGCCAAGGCCGCTACGGGGCGCAACTACCAAATTGTGATGCACCCGCGATACGAGCGGAAGCGCACAGGAATTTGGTATCGGATGGTGCAAACTGGCATGCAGCCGAGATTGTACCTCGAAGTGCCAGGCTGTTTTCCATGGCAGGTGATGCGATGCGCGCAAGACGAAGCGACCGTATTTGCCTACCTCTATGGACTCGTGAATGGCGCGAACGAACATGTGCCGCCCAACACCCGAAATCAGGCGGACAAGCCAGCGTAGCTGGATTGGCTCGCCTGGATTGAGTAGTTAGGCGGCACAGCGGAGAAAGACATGAGCGACCTATTACGGATGGACCACATAAACAGCCTGCCACAGCCTTTCGTTGCGCACTTTTGCGGGGGTAGCGAATGGCCGGTGTTCGATATTGACGTTGAGACAGGACTGCTTCGCATCGATGTTTGTGGGCTGCTGGAAGTGACGAACATCGGCAACGTGATGTTCTTCCGCGACATGGATGGAGTGGAGCACGACGCGGACAGTTTTTACAACGAGGACGAGCTGCCTAACGACCGAAATCAGCGGTGAGCGAAGCGAATCCGCTGAATTGACTTGTTGGACGGCACGCCACCACCACGCAAGGAACTTACGATGACAAATTGGAAACACATCAGCAGCGCCCCAAGAGATGGCCGGGCAATCATTGCGCTGTGGGCTGGAGAAGGCATGTCCGGTCATGCGGAAAGCGTGCGGTGGTTGAACGGAGTGTGGGTTTGGGAGCAGGACGGCGATACGCCACAGACTGACCCGACTCACTGGATTCCGAAGCCGCCCGTGCCGCCCAACACCCGAATTAAGCCGACGAGCGAAGCGAGTTCGGCTTGAATAAGTTGTCAGGGCGGAACCTCACGGAGGCGATATGGACTACTTGAAATTGCTTGAACACAGCTATGCGATGGCGGCAGGAGACGAATGCCCGCCGGATAGCCGACTAGAGTTTCTTGGCGAGCAAATCTTCAACTTCACAACCTACGACGGCGCAATGAGCGCGCTGTTCGCAGAGAAGGCAATCGAGGTATGCGACGCCATCACCAGGCGCGAGACATTCGATTACATCGGTTCCGCCGATGGCTACAAGTGGTTCCTCTTGATGTGCAACATGCCTTTCTTTGCGGATCGGCTTGAATGGGGGACTTCTATTCGCGGCGCATGGTGGAGCTCAAAGAGTCTGGCGTCTTGCGGCTTGTGGGACGGAGATAAGCAGCTTCTTGAGCTGAACTTCGCGCCGGGCGAATGGGACGAGTTTGCGAGGGCGCTTGTGGAGTTCGCGCGTAGCGATGTACGCCCTAACAACCAAGTTCAGCGGGCGCCGTAGGCGATCCGCTGCAACGCGTGGTTAGGGTGCAAACGGAGGAATGGAAGTGCGGGTACTAGTGGCGTGCGAATACAGCGGCGTGGTGCGTGATGCCTTTACACGGGGGGGGGGCTGACGCGATGAGTTGCGACCTGCTGCCGAGCGAAACCGAAGGCCAGCACTACCAGGGTGACGTGCGCGACGTGCTGGATTACCCGTGGGATTTGATGGTGGCGCACCCGCCCTGCACTCACTTGAGCGTGAGCGGTGCGCGGCATTTTGAGGCGAAGCGCATGGATGGCAGACAACAGGCAGCCGTGAGCTTTTTCATGCTGTTGGCACGCGCGCCGATACCGCGCATTGCGATTGAAAACCCGGTGTGCGTGATGTCGAGCTTGTGGCGCAAACCTGACCAAGTAATACAGCCGTGGCAATTCGGCCACGGCGAGACTAAGGCCACATGCTTGTGGCTGAAAGGACTGCCGAGGCTGACGCCGACGCAGATCGTTGAAGGCCGGGAAGCGCGCGTGCATCGGATGCCGCCGAGTGCGGAGCGCTGGAAAGAACGGAGCCGGACGTTCGCGGGGATCGCGGATGCGATGGCTCAGCAATGGGGCCGCAGCGACGAATTGTTTGCGGCATAACACTGGAGGTAACCCGCGTGAACGAAGCGCAGCGAAGTGAACGTCGGGTTGACCGACTTGTTGGGCGGCACACACTGGGAACGACAATGACACAAGAACAGAAAGCCAAGATTGAGGAACTTACCAAGCGCATGAGAGCCGTCGCCGCCCCTGTAGGCCCGATGCATAGCTGGTGGGACGTGATCTTCGACATGGAAGCATTTGTAAAAGGCGAGAAGACAATTGTCATCATGACAGCCGATAAATGGATAGAGTACGCGGAGCATCTACTTTCACTCGTGCCGCCCAACGATTAAGTTGAGCTGCGGCGGGCTCTATCCGCCGTTAGCTCGGACGCAGTGTTAGGCGGCACCCTACCTGAAGGAGAAGGACATGCTTGGCGAATTGATCGAATGGCTCGGGCAACAGGACGGAACGAAGGTTGTTCCGTATGGGTTTGGCAAACCGAGAAGCTATCGGGGCTATTACGAAGATGTTGCGTTTGAGCCGGCGCAGAACGTGACGTTTGCATTCATGCTTGAGAATGCCAAGGCCGCGCTTGGGGCTACGTTCCAAGGTTACAAGGGTGGCGATTACACAATGCACGAATACACCGACTGCTGGATTGCAGAGTACGGCACCAGCGAGGGCGACAAGATCGGGCCAACGATCAAGGCGCTATGGCTGGCGACTGCCGCCTAACGATTGAGTTAACTGGTGCCGGGCGTGGCACCGCATGAAACCCGAGGATGCCACGACCCGGCATCCAGTTGAACGAATTGCTAGGTGACGTATGACCGATGTATTCCGCCCGCGATCGCAGCCCGCACTGACACTGTACGAGGCATTTCAGGCTGAGGCCGCCCATAGAAAAGGGCGCGAGTGGCCGGAGTGGAACCATGCCGAGGTGAATGCGGTTTGGCGTGCGGCACGCGACTACGCGCAGCAGCGCGGGTTGCGTGTTCCCTTACTGGAAGATGTTGCGCGAGCAGAGAGGTATGCGTCCGGCAGCATCGACTATGGGGCGACGTGGGCATATCGGGTTGCCGAGATGATGCGGGCGGCACCTAACAAGAGTTGGGCCCCACTTTGCCGCATAACCCCGTCGGATAACTCGGGGTGAAAACGGCTAAGCGACGCCGAATTTGTACGCGATCCGGTGCTATCCGACAGGCATTTATCCTGAACAGGAACGAGCAATGGACAAACCACTTTTTGCCGGGCATAACCCGGTTCATTATGCCGACGCGGAGAGGCTGGCGGAGGCATTGCGACCGTTTACGACTTTGCTTCAAGCCCATCATGCCAACCTGCCAGATGATCGTCTCGTCTTTGGGATCAATGGCGCGGAAATTACCGCAGGCGACCTTCGGCGCGCGGTTGAGGCCATCGCCGCCCACTCCGCCCAAGCACAACCGCCAGCCGCGAGCGTGCCGGATGCCGAGGCCGAGCTTGCGGCGCTGCGGAAACGAGTTGACGACGCGCCGACCGGTACGCTGCTTGTCAACTACAGCCATGGTCAGCCGATAAGCGCAAGCGTTGCGGCCGACGATGGAGAGGCGCTCGCGGCGATTGATCAATGCAGCGTGCGGCTCGTGGTGGACGATGATTGACGACCGCGCCATGGCTATTTTCACGGCTCGCGTGTATCTGGCGGAGTCGAGGCGGCGCGGGAAGCAGCCGTTCGCGTTCTTGCTGCTGGAATGGGCTGCGAATGCACGGAAACGGGCAGCCGTGGCGCCGATGCAATGGAGGATGTTCGGGTGAGCGCAAACCCGCACATTCTCGACGCTGACCAGCTCCGGGCGCTGTCCGGCAAGCGGTCGGCGGCGGCGGTGCGGCGGTGGGCGAACAATCAAGGCATCCGCACGCTCGAAGGCGCGGACGGCCCTTGGACAACCGAGGAGGCCGTCAACCGCGCACTGGGTGTAGGATCGGCGAACGACCCCGTGTACACCCCGGATCAAATCGCGTGAGCCGACACCGCAAAGCCGACCCGTCTATTCCGGCGTTCATTGATCAACGCAAGCTGCCGCGCGGGTGCTACTGGAATCGGCGCGACCGCTACTGGTACGCGCTGCCTGGCGGAAAGCGGATGCGCGTAGCTGGTGCAGACGCGATGCTGTCCGACCTGCACGCAGCCATGGAAACGCTATCCGGCGTGGATCGTGGGTCGCTGGACTACATGCTTGGCCGGTTCGAGACCAGCGCGCAGTTTACCGAGCTTGCGGCCGGCACGCAGGACGACTACCGGTACTGCCGCCGCGTGTTACAAGGGTTCGAGACAAAGGTCGGTGTACCATTTGCTGAACTTCGACGTTCAGGAATTACACCGCCGGTGGTGCAACGGTTGATTGATCGGATTGCCACCGATCATCCAACCAAGGCCAACCACATCAAGCGGTATCTGTCAGCGGCGTACGGATGGGCACGGTTACGCATGGGCGTCGCTGAGAATCCCGCCAAGGGCGTCGCGCAGGCCAAGGAACGCGCAGCGAGCCGCACCCCGGACAAGGATGTCATGCGCGGCGTGGTGGCGTTCCTGCGCGCGCGCGGGCGGCGACAGCCCCATTCAAGAGGATCGGTAGCGCCGTATCTGTGGGCGGTGGCCGAAATTGCCTACCGTTGCCGGATGCGTTCAATTGAAGTGCGGGAATTGACCGACGCGGATGCGACGGCTGAGGGGGTGGTTGTGCGGCGGCGCAAAGGCAGCCTCGACAACATCACGGCATGGTGCCCGGAGTTGCGGGAAGCGTGGGACGCGCTTGCGGGGCGGCGCGATGCACTGTGGCGCGCGCACGCGGTGGTGCCGCTGGCGCCCAAGGATCGACCGCTGGTGGTCACACAATCGGGACGGCCATTGGGTCGCTACACGTTGAATACTGCATGGCGACGCGCGATGGCGCAGGCGCTCAAGGCCGGAGTGATTACGGCTGATACGCGCTTTGGGCTGCACGGGTTGAAGCATCGCGGCGTTACCGATACGCCAGGCGGTCGCAAGGTTCGGCAAGACGCGGCGGGACACAAAACGGCGGCGATGACTGACCGCTACAGCCACGACCTAGACGTGTATCCAGCGGCCGGCCAAAGCACGCAAAAAGCGGGTTGATTTACACGTCCATTTACACACGAAGCTGAAAAGTGGCGCCCGAAGTAGGACTTGAACCTACGACCCCCAGATTAACAGTCATGGGCCGGTTCCATGTGGAACAATGGGTTAGCGCGAGTTCATTTACACAAAACGCGGAATCGTGCCCAACAGGATCAAGGGCTTGCGTTTTCATTTACACGCGTTTTTGGCTGCACCACGCGAATAGCCTGTACCTGCGCAGCGCACTCAGTCAACGCCGTGGAGTCGTGTAGATAGGCCGCGAGCAGTGACCCATTCGTTTGCAATGCCTGCGCGCGTGGCGTCGCCGGTGCGCACGGTTGCGTGAACCGCGCATCCAGCGCGACGTACTGCGTACGGGTCACGACAACGGGCTTTGCGGCCTCAACGCGAACCGGGGGCGCGCACGCCGTCAGGCACGCGAGTATCAAGCCAAGTAGCAGTAACCGGATCATGCTTGCGTTCCTCTTTTAGCGCCGCCGCGTACTTCGCTGCCGACGTTTCAGCGATTGTCTTGGCAGTGGTCAGCGCAGCAACCTGTTGTGCGCTCGCCTGCGCGCGTGCCTGAGCCTCGGCAAGCGCCTGCGCGTCATACATCTGTTGCATCGCGCGCGCGGCGTCTGCCGCGTCCTGCGAAGCCTGCGCGTACTTGGCAGTGAGTGCCGCGACTTGCGCCTTGTAGTCGGCCGCGCCCTTGGCGTATTCGGTGTGCCCGTGCCACCAGTAGGCCACCGCGAACGCCACAAGCAGCGCAAGCAGGACGTACAGCTTGGCAGCGGAAAACCAGAGTTTGAGCGTGGCCATCATTGGTTTAATTCCGCATTTAGGATCGCACACACGCTGGCGCATGTGTAGCGGCGCGCGCTACACATCACCGCGGCTGGCGGCGCACATCAATTGCCGTTGTCGTAGTAGTGCGTGGTGGTTACTGTGCAGTTCGGGCCGTAGGCCACCGCGCCCTTTGAGTCGGTGACTTTCAAGCGGTACACGCCGGAGACCGTGTTGCCAACTGACGTTCCGGCGGCGGTGCGCGTGAAGTTCGTGGATGTGCTACCGGGGCTATTGACCGTCGCCGCAGTGCCGCTGATGTATTGCCATGCGCAGGTGAACGGCGCTTGGCCGCCACTGATCGTGCAAACGGCTGTGCCAGTCGTCGCGGCCACCGGTTGACCGGCGCCGACGGTCTGCGTTCCTTCGCCTAACACCGACGTCGACCCTGATACCGCAAGCGGCCCGGCGGCGCCGTGGCGATCACGGCAGGTTAAACGTTCGAGTTTCCGCATCAGCCCAACCCGTGCTAGTGAAAGAGCCCGCGACCGTCCAGGTTGCTTTGTCGTTGCTGGTCTCGACTGTGAACGCCGACGGTGATTCGTTCCTCGACGATCCCGTGGCAGCTCCGCCGCCGCCGGTAATCGTGACGGTCTTGACCGCGGCACCGATAACGCCGAAATCCCATCCGATTGCTGCATGTTGGCCGACGCCTTCGCCGCTCGACGCAGGTTGGCTCATCCAGTACGTTGTCGTATCCGAATCAAAGGCCTTCGACGCTGCGGTTTCCGCGCTGTTGATGCTCGTCGCAAAAGCTTTGCTAGCAGCGTTCGACGGTGATGTCAAAAGTGCTCCGGATGCATCCTTGAACACCAGTTCAGTGATGGAGACTTCATTCCATGCACCGCTGGTCGTGCTTGCGTGTACGCGCCAGTAGCGCGGGCCGATCGCCGCGGAGACAGCAAGATCGATCGACTTCGTAGTCTGCAGGCTAATCGAATCAGTCACTGTGAAGCTGCAGGTCGCCGTTCCTGCCGTCTGCGTGCCGTCGTAGCTCAAAGTGCCGTCGGCGGCGAGCGAGATACCGGCTGGCAGGGGGACGGACGTCCAAGTAAACGGCGGTTGGCCGCCGGTGGCTTGCAATTGCACGGAGCCTGTGCCGGTGTCTGGGATGGTCATGCTAGTGCCTGCGATCTGCACATCACCAGCAACCGCAAGCCGGATGATGTTGGTGAGCACGTTAAGCACGAGACCGGGGCCTGCAAGATGCGCGCTTGCGTCCGAGACCGCCTTTACCTGCGCATCGACGTAGGACTTGTTGGCCGCATCGGATGCATCACTCGGTGCCGACAGGTTCGTGACCCGCTGGCTGTTTAGGTCCACCTCGGCGGTCGGTGCCGCGAACTGATCCAACCGCGTGGCCTGCACAGTAGCGACAAACCCCGACACATCGCTAGCCGCGATGGACAGCAACGCCTTGGCTTGGGTCGCCGTCAGCGCAATCGGTGCGCTACTTGCTCCTGTGTTGTTGCCAAGCAGGGTGCCGGGCGGAATGACGGTTGGTGCTTGCGTGCCACCACTACCACCACCCATAGCCGCCCAATTAGAGTTGCTCAATGACGGTTCCGAGCCCACGTTTACATTTAGCGCGTACCACAAAGTGCCCGCGTCTTGCACGGTGTCGCCGGGAACGTAGACCGCAGACGGCGACCAGTCGACGGCGACGGTGGCCGCCGGCGCGACATTCAAAACCAGCTTGTCGCCTGCGCTGAAGTTGACCGGCTGCGTGCCGTTGCTGCCATCGATAACGTGGGTGCGAGCAATCTGCGCGGGCGCGGCACTGTAGGTACCAATGCCTTTTTCCCACTCGGCTGACTGCGCCAAGTTCAGCACGACGTAACTCACCAGGTCGCCGTCGGCAAACGCTGATTCGAACGCGCGCAAGTCTTGACTGACGGCGCCATCGAGCACGATCGGGCCAAGGCCCGTCGTGACCGACCGTTCCTGCACGCGATCTGCTGAGAGCATCATGCGGAGATGTCCGCCACGGCGTCGACGGTAAAGGTTCCATTCATGACCGCAGATTGTGTTGCGCCGAAATACAAAGTGACATTTCCTTGCATTTCGGAGGTACCCGTGTTGCCGGATTGTGAGGCGCTGGCCGTTAAATACGTCGACAGCGTTGATGTAATGCTTGTCCAGCCGGCGGCCGTGTTGGATATGGCGCCATTACCCGATTGATGAGTTTGCCCAAACGCGATGTAAAAGTAGTTCATTCCTGCTGGAATAGAAAACGTGTAGTTGTTAACAACCGCAGCGCCGCCGTTGTTGACTACTTGTGTCTGTACGTTGTACTGACCATTGCCCACCTGAACATAAATGATACCCGACGCGGGCTTGATTGGCGCGATGCCGGAGGATCGACCCGTGGCGCTGTAACTATTGCCATCGATCGGAAGCTTGTACTGTGCAGTGCCCTTCGCGGCGTACAGCGTGTTAATGTCTGCGCTTTTAGACCCTATGCCTGTAGCGGGTGCGGCGCTGCCGTAAATGATATTCGCGTACAGGTCGCTGGTGTCGGTTCCAGCGTCATCGATCCCGGATGCTCTGGCCTTCGTTGTGCCCGGCATGTACGGGTCGAATATATTGGGTAGCGGCACTCCTCTCGATGCAATGGCGTTGCTCACCAGATTGTCTCCAGCAAGCGTTGACAGAATCCGCGCTTGCGCGGTTCGATCTTGGCTTTGGCCAGCGCGCGTTCAAGCTTCGATACGCGCAACGTTAGCCGGTCAACTTCGAGACCAGCCCAGAATGCTTCTTCGTATGCTGCTCCGGCATAATTGAGGTTCAACCGCTTCTTGCCATGCCAGTCGAATTCACCAACGTGCTCAGGCGCGGTTTTTTGCATGTTCTGCGCCACGGAACCCAAGCCATGCCAACCGCTCTCACGCAATACATAGCTTACGAACGCAACCGTGCGATGTAGCGCACGCGGTTTCTGCCGCTTGATGTCTCTCTTGAGCCGACGGTCAGACCCCGTGGCATTGGAGGTTACGCAGGTAACCCCGCTCAAGAACGTAGCGTTGTAGGACGTATCGAACGTCAAGGCCCACTTGTTGTTTGTGCCGTCATAAATGCCTGCCGTGCTTGCACCCGAGCCAGAATTGAGGCGCCATCCGCTTGAAAGATTGAATCCAGTAGTTGTCGTCGCTGTAAATTGGTTTCCCGTAACCAACTGACTGAACGTCTTCGCGCCCGTAATTGTTTCGGCCCCAGCAATGTGCACGACAAGCGCATCATTGGACGGCGTGTAGCCAAGCGCGCCTGCGACGTTCAGCGCGGTCACGTTAAAAACAACGTTGCCGGTTCCATCGAAGCTTGCGGCAGCGGCCGTGGCAAAGCCCGAAATGCTGAACGTGCGCGCCGTAGCGAGCTTGGTCGCTGCAACGGCAGTCCCATCGATGGGCAGATACGCGCCAGAAAGGTTCGCGCTCGCAGCGAAGTACGCCGCGCCATCGGTGAACACGGTCAGCGCAGACCCTTGCGTAATCGATACGCCGGCACCCGAGGCGCCCTGAACGGTAAGCGTGAAACTTCCAGTCGTGTTGTTGGCGATGATCCAGCGTGAACCGGCAGCAAGTGGCAGGACGATGGTGGCGTTCGCGGTCAGCGCCCCGGTGACAATTAATGTCGTGACCCCTAGCACCGAAGGATCGGGCGTCGTGGTTCCGCCCGCGGTGTTGATCGTGTAAGCACCCACGGCCGGAAGGCCGATCCATCCAGACGATCCTGTCGCGTCTGGATTCGTGGAGTTGTTGTCGGTCTGGTTGAGCCAAAACCCCTTGCCGCTTCCCATCATCAAAACGGAGTTGGCCGGGTATCCGTTGATGTTCGCGTTCGACGCGAAGCCGGAATCGTACGGGTACATGTAGCCGCACTGTTGCCAGATTTGCGCCGTGGTCGAATTCTTGATGACGCCGTTGAAATCGGCACCGAATGGCGGTACGCCGCCGGAAGCAATCGGCTCCATGTTCACCAACGTGAAACCAGTCTGATAGCTAGCCGTTCCCGGTGTTGCGCCAGGCGTCAGCGGCACGTTGTTGACCGGCCCTGCTCCGGTACCGGATGCGAACGCAACAGTAAGCTTGGTAGGGGCGTTGGACTTCTGCATGATCTAACCCTTGGGCAATAAAAAGGCTGCACAAGGCGGCCTTCCGGAAGTGTGGAGCGTGTTGTGGCTACGGGTTTACGACAATGGTGACGCCGACGCCGGCCGGCCTTGGCATGAGAGCCGCCTGTTCCAGCACAGCCGCTTCCCACGATTGCAGCGCGAAATTGAACACGTACTGGATTTGCATCGGCGTCGTGGTTTCTAGCACATAGCAACTGCCGCGCGTCGCGCCCTGCCCGTTGAACATGAAATTCAGCAGCGCATTCATCGATTTAGCGGTGAAGCTCGAAATGTTCGCGAGCGCCTTGGTCAGGATCAGCACGCGATAGGCATCATCCGAAAGCGTGTAGAGCGTTCCCGCTTGCGGGCCGCTGTAGAACGGTGCTTGGTTGAAAGGTTCGGCGTCAGGGAGCGCTTCGTCAAAACCGAAATAGTCATTCGAGGCAGGAATGTTGATCGTGCGCGGGACGTTGACGATGCGGCCCCAGATGTCGAGGCCAAAACCCTGCGCGGTGTAAACGTCCCACACGTTCGCCATGAAGGCATCGAAGTCCGCATGCGGATCGATCGCCGCGTTGGCGGTCTGGATCAGGCTCGTGATGATCGGCGACGTGGCGTACTGCGAAAGGAACGTTGCCGACGCGTCCAGTTGTCCCGCAGCATTGATCACGACAGCGTGACCGTGATGTCCGCCGCGCTCAGCGTGGGAAGCTGGTCAATGCCCATAGCAAGCGAAGTGGCCGTAGGGCCTGCCGATGTACCGATGCCGATCGAGAGTAACTCCACGCCATTGCCGATGGCGGAGATACCGGCGAAGTAGCGCCCCGCGTACAGCGTAGACGCGATGCGGGCGCGCGTGCCGCCGTCCTGCCCGTTGAACGCCGCAAGAATGGCGTCCTGAACCAGCTCGGTAATGTTGGACGGCACGCTGGTGTTATTGACGATGTCCACAGCAAAGAACACCGGCACTGACGTGGGTGTTTCCCATTTCACGGTGTAGGTGGGGCACGGCAGGATGCCGGCCGATGAATCGGTGTAGGTGAACGTGGTGTTGCCGTTGTAGGCGCAGCCTAGTGACTTCTTGCTCCAGATAGCTGCGGCCACGTCCGCAGCGGCGCCGCCGGCCACGGCCACATAAATGGAATTCCCGATGATCGGATAATTGGTGGCGCCCGTGTTGACCGTGGCATTGGTTGAGTTGTCGGTGACATAGGCATCCAGCACGTTCGGTACAGCCAGCACCGCAGCCAGCACCGACTGGATCGAGTTGAGCGCATTGACGCCCACCGAGTTCTGTCTGCGCAGTTCGAAGTCGGCGCGCGATTCCTCATTGACGCCGGGGACGCCCGCCGTGGCATTCGTGACCGATTCCCACCCAGAAATGGCCTTGTAGATCGTGGTCATGGTGCCGATGGGACAGCCAACCGGCCCCGTGGTCAGGCACTGGAACTGCCCGACCACGCTTCCCGACGAAGCGATGGTGACCGCGGAAAGCAGCGCATACTGGTTTCCCGCGGTGTCCTGGGCGATCGCGCCCGCTGGGATGATGGTGCCAGCCAAGCCACCGCAGGTACCTGCCACGAGAGTTCCAGATGCAGCAATGCGCTTCATGAAGTAGATGGCGCCGATGGCATCCTGCATGACCCCTGCCGCGTTGGCCGGATCGATCTGGTTGACTATCTCGGCGATCTGGGCGTTCTTGTCACTCACGATGGCGGCCAGCGCTTGCGCAAGCTGGCCCTGCGGAGACGAAAGGGTGAGAGACAGGTTGCCGCCGAAGGCCTTTTGCTGATCGGATTGAACGCCGGTCAGGATCGCCGTATCGGTGGGCAGAATCAGGCCGTTGGGCGTGAACTGGATTTCAGGGACAGCCGTTCCGGTCATGTCAGAAGCTCGCTACGATTGGGGTATTGGTGTCCGTGCTGACCACAATCACGGAGCCGGTGAGCTGGCGGTTCTTGTTCAGCCCAAGGCTGACCGTCGTCACCGACAGCACGCCTGGCACAGAAAATGCAGCCTGCTCAAGCAGGTTGGTGATGTAGGATGCGGGCGGGAGTTTGCCGAGTAGGTTCTGGAAGTACGGCAGGCCCAGCGTCACGTCGTACCAGCATTCGCCCAGAAATGTGCGAATCGCAGACGCCACGTCCTGCGCGATGCTGTAGTCAGGATCGGCTAGGGCTAGGTTCCCAAGGTGATCCAGTTCCAGATCCCAGCTTGTGGTGTTGAGTGGTAGAGTCTGCATGTCTTAGCTACAGGGAAAGGTTATGAAACGGCTCATTGTCTGTTTTGCGATGTTTTTGTTATCGGTATCCAGCGTTGCAGGCGCAGGCGAATCGATAAGTGGCGTCGCAAAGTGGACGCCACCCATGTATGCAAACGCCGTTTCGTCTCAAGGCTGGAAGGAATTGTCCGACACCGGTCAATATCGAATCTGGACTACTTCCGTACAGGTAAAAAAACCTCGGTTCGGAATGATGGTTTCGCTGAAAACGGCAGAGAAAGGTGTTGATGGAAGCGTTACAAACGTCAGCATCGTGAGCGTCGAAGCAGTTTGCGGAGCAAACGGGACACCGCCCAACTATGTACAAATGGGTATGTCTGAATCATTCGACGAGCATGGCCCTATTTCTGGTGATGCTGGCGGCCCAACGGTAAGGCTTGTCCCGGACACGAATCTGGCTGTTGCTGTACAGCGAGCATGCAAGACGGTTCGAGCGCCCATCGCCGAAGCTGAGCCACCCTCCCCATCAAAGCCTTGTTCCACTCCAAATGCCGATTACCCCATTCAAGCTATTCGCCAAGGTCATCAGGGCATCGTCTATATGATGCTGACTATGGGAGCCAATGAGCGCCCTACCGATGTTCGCGTTTATAAGTCGTCAGGCTTTCCGGAGCTTGATGCGTCTGCCGTGCAAGCCATGACAAACGTTGTTTGCAATGACGCTCCCGGAACGCACGTCGGCATGCCGGTAACGTTCAGTCTTCACTAACCTGTAGGTGTTGCGGTGTTGCTACTACCCGACTGCACGCCCGGATGCGTGTGCGCGCTGACCGTGTGGCCACCGTTGAAAATGCCTTCACCAGCGAAGGTCGCAGTATTGTCGCCCGTCACCGCGCCGCTGACCGCGATTCCTGAACCGTTGATCGTGATCGAATGACCACCGAAGCTCAGCACGATGCCGGAACTGTTCATGACCACGCGCGCGGCGTTGCTGTCGGTGCCGATCTGTTCCGTGATCGTTTCCGGCGAGTTGAGCGTGATGCCGTTGTCAGGATCGAATTGAAGGTACTGTGTGGGCTCGGCGTTCAGCGTCGCGCCCATGTAAAACCCGTCGGCCAGACTGAACCGGCGGTTCGACCCCGGTGCCGATTGTTGCAGGCTGGCAACCACTGCGGACACGTCGCGATCCGCGAAACACACAAGACCAATGTCGCCGACGGCCGGGTCAAGGATTACCGCGCTCGTGCCTCCCTGCCAGCGCAGGTAAGGCAGTCCGTACAGCACCGGAAGCGCCGTGACGTTGCCAGCGCTGTCCGTCTGTTGCACCAACGGCTGCACGTCCACGCGCCCAACGGGCGCCAGGCCGCCGCCATGCACAGCAACTACCTGCACCGGCATCGTGGTACGCACGGATGCCATAGCTGCACGGAACGCAAAGGACCATGCGGTAAACGGAGTTCCACCAGCTGTGTCGCTGGTAATCGAACTATTGCTGGCCATCAGCCACGCGCCGAAACGCCCTTGGCTACCACATGCGCGTGAGTGAACCACGGGCCGCCCGGCATTTCGGACGAAAGCTCGTGTTCCACCATCCGAATAAAGAGGTTGCTCGACGGGATACCTGGAACGGGTACGGCGTTCGGTGCACTCGATGCCTTCAGGTTCATAAATCTCCCAACCTGAACTTCAGGATTAAATTCCATCGTCACGTCGAACCCCATCATGCTGTACTCAGGGTATCCGACCATCCCCAGGCTAGGGCCCGTATCAATTGTCACGCCATCGATGTTCGAGTTACCGTCCCACACGGTCAGCGTGCCGCCCTGAAGTGTGTAAGACGTGCCGGAATCCATGCAGATGGATCGAATTTGCTGCTCCGGCGATCCCGCGTAGGCAGGGTTTGATAGCTGCGCGGAGATGCCTTTGTTTACGAAAGTCACCGGCGGATCGCAAGCGGCGCAGATGCCTTGCAACATCGTGGCTACATCGCCTGAACCTTGTACGCTTGTGCCTGGAATCGCTTGCGTCTGTTGATCCGCAGCACCGTAGCAGTCCAATTCCAGCAGCACGTCTGGCATGGCATTGTAGTTCAGGCGCGCTTGTTGGATGGTTCCCGCGAATACTTGAGCGGCATTCGCAAAGCCGCCGTCATCGTAAGCGAACACCGAAACCTTGTTTTTGTTGATGCGCGTAATGTCCATGCCAAGTGTTGAGAGCTTCGCCATGTCCGCCGGCTTCATTCCGAACAGTTGAAACAGGCCGCGTCCCACAAATGGAGATAACCCGCCTTGCGCCGTTTGGATGGATGCTACGCTCCGAATGTCATGGATGTTGAGCGTGTTGCTCCCGTTGTCGAATGCTTCTTGGGCGTTCCCAGGAAGACTGAAGCTCCCCTGATTTAATTCGATAATGTATTGAAGGTGGCGCTTCGTGAAGCTCATGTACCAATGCTCGCTATTTCATCCGGGGTCAGGTAACAGAGCTGGTAGCGCGAACCCAAACCATCGTACGTCGGGCTATCCGCGGTGCCCGTCGTATCGAGCATGACCAGATCGCCGATCAATCCAAGATAGGCGTAGCGCACGATCCAGACGTTGTTCAGCACCATGCGACCTTGCACCACGACGTTATTGACCGCGGTCAGGTCCATGTAGAACGCGCTGCCCTTCTGATACAGCACGACGCGACATGGCTGATCGCCTAATGTGACGTTGAAGGCCTGCGCCGGAATGGGTTGCAGCGGGACAACGATCATGTGGACGGCGAATTACTGTTGAGCGCGGATGTTTGGGCTTGCAAAGCCTGTTGACCTGAAACCGTACCCACGTCCACCGGCGTCGCCGCAGTTTCCGAGTTTGAAGCTATCGGGCTTCCGTTGGTGACGGTTGGTGATGCATACGAAGCCTTTCCCGACTCTCGCACTTCCTTGAACATCAGCTCTGCGATGATCAGCGTACCGCCCTCGTCACTTTTTTTCGCGTGGTTGTAGGAAACCAGATTGACGTTCTGGTACACCTTGTCGGGCGTCACTACATCGTACAAATCGGTGCTGGCCAGCATCGTATCCAGTTGTTTTAGGAATGCATCGCGGCTCATGGGCTGTCCGAAGGCAAGCCCAACCTGTCCCAATGCTTGATCCAGCGATTGCGTGACCGAATTTAGCGCGCTTTGCACATAGTTGAGGCCTTGGCAGGTCATCACCATGCGCAAGTCGAATGGCACCGCGACTTTGTTATAGGACGCGAACTGGCCGTTCTGCACCGGGTAATCGCTGATGCGTTCCTCGCCATGCCATTCCAGCGACACCACGCTGTCAGGTGTCAGTACAGGTTTGCCGCCAGCGGTGCCGCCAATCTGCCCCACGGCGGACGCGATGAATCCGCCGGCGCTAGCCGATGATCCCGCGGTGACGATGACGTAGGCCGGCGCGCCCGTGTTCAGCAGGTCAACACCCAGCGCTTGTGTCGCGCCAAGGAAAAAGGTGGCAGGAACCGACATGTCAGGCCAGCGCCGTCACGGAACCGGCAATCAGCGGGTTGTCGCGGAAGGCCTCGCGCAACCCGTTCCCCAAGCCCATGGCAATGCCGTTGGCGTCCGTGGCTTTGGTCTGTACGTTGATCGGCCCGTTGATCGTCACGCTGTTCGTGGACGCGGAGTTGCCAGACTTCGGCGACTCGGTCCGGGCCCCCACGTATCCACTCATGCTGCCCAATACCTTCGAGATGTAATCGCTGGTCTCCTGTGGCAGCGCGCCCATACCCTTGCGCTGCACGTTGCCAGGGCCCCAGTTGTAGGCGGCTATGGCCTCTGGAACGTTCCCGTTGAATTGCGCGATCAGGTTGTGCAGATAGCGCGCGGCCGCATCTGCCGCTTTGCCGGTATCGTTTACGTCAGAGCCTTTCAACCCGTATTGCGCTGCCGTAGCGGGCATGAACTGGAACGGGCCTAGCGCGCCTTTGGGTGACACCAGATGCTTGCCGCGTGAGGATTCCGCGCTGTAAACCGAATCGAGCAACCCGGACGGCAGATCGTACTTGGATTCGAGACTGGAAAACGTTTGCGCGACAGCCTTGTCCTGCGCGGCCTTCTGGCGAGCGATACCGGCTTGCTGCTCCGGGCTGTTCCAGTCCACTTCATCCTCGTAGGTGCCGTCCGCGCGCCGCTTACCACCTGTGCTTTCGCTGTGAAATAGCGCCCATATGGGAAGGGCCCAAGGGATCGCCCTGGCGAGAAGTCCCGCGCTACCACCAGTCGCCGCGGCCTCACCTGCGCCAGCCGCCGCTGCGCCAGTACCGCCGGCTGCCGCACCTGCGGCACCTGCAGCGGCCGCGGCGCGAGCCGCAAAAAGTGCACCGGTCAGGGACTTCAGCTTGATCACCCATCCCGCAATGCTCACGGCCCACCCGAACACCTTGATCGCAGCGATCTCGAGCAGGACGCCTTTGACGCCTCCGAGCGCGTTGATGAGCTTGTTGAGCTGGCCAAGGAATTTGCCGATCTGATCGATGACCTTGTCCCAATCGACGCTGTTCACCCAATCTGCAAACTGGGTGCCGAGCTTGATAAGGATGGGCTCGAGCTTGTCGAAGACTTTGTTCCTTATGGCCTCCATCTTCAGCTGGAATAGGCCCCACTGCTTCTGCATCTCCTGCGCTTTCGCGGAGGTTTCGCCAGTTACTCCTCCGATTTCACGCATTGCGTCCGCGTAGTCCCGAGCGAGCGCATCCGGGCTTTTGGTCATCTCGGTTTGCAGGTTGAAATCGCTGATCCCAAGCTGTCCGAGGATGCTGATGGCTTGCTGCTCGCCGTATTTCTGGCGTATCTTGAACGCCATCACGTTGAGCTTGTGCATCGCCGACTCAACATTATCGTTGAGCCCAAGTATGTTGCCGTGTTCATCTGCCGCGCCGTACTTATTGGCCGTGGTCAAGAACGTGGTATCGCCCCTGCGCGCCGCGGCCAGCCCATCCGAAACCTTCTGCAATGCCTGCGCGGCTACGTCGCCCGAGCTTCCAACCTGCATCGCGACGCCACGCCATGCCTGCAGCGACTTGATGGAAATGCCCAAGGCCCCCGACATGCGGCCAAGTTGTGCCTGCCCGTTGATGCTGGATTCGATGAAGCTCTTGAATCCCGCGCCCATACCGAACGCTGCCAACGCGCCAAGGATCTCGATCTTGAGTGCAGAGAACGCGCTGGCAGCTTTCTTCCCATGCTCCGCAATAAGCTTGGTCTGCTTGGCCGATGCATCGCCGAACTTCTTCAGCGATGCGTTGACCTCCTTGCGCTTTTTCTCGTACTCACGATCGTCAAGGCCAAGCGTGATGAAGAAGGCGTCAATGATGTTTGACACGTCAGTGATCCTTCGCTGCGATGGCTTCGTTGTGATGGTTCACGGCGTTGATCTCCAACACGTCCCACAGGTCTTGCAGGGAAAGCACGGTCGCAAGCTCCGCGAACGTCACCAACTCGGACGACACTGCGCTGGCGATGGTGGGCGGTACGTTCAGGACGCGGGCGTACTTGCGTTGATCGACGTCAGGCGGCCCCAGATCAACCGACCGCCTTGTTTGAAAAAACCAGCGTGCAGCTCCACCCACGCCATGCGAATTGATAGCAGGGTGGTAGCTTCCTCAATGTCGCCGTCGACAAGTTCACGGCTGATCTTGCCTTCGTCGATTTTGAGCCCTTCCAGCATCGTCGCCAGCAGGTTTTCGGCCTCCTCCGGCGTGATCTGCGCGATCAACGCCCACAAGACACCGGCAATGCCCGCGAAGCCGGAATCGGCCTGTACGTCGGGCAGCGTGACGCCGTTCTTCCCCAGCGCCAATACCAGACGAACCGTCCAGCGCTCAATATCGAGCGCCGAAAGTTCAGTAAGAACGAACGTCTTGCCCTTGTCACGACCTTCCGAATCGACGGTCAGGCGGTAGGTTTTGCGCGCCATGTCAACCGACCTTCGCGCCGACGATCTTTTCCCACGTGATCTCGAACTTCGTGGGATCAAGGGTCTTCTTGCCTTCCGGCATGGCCTGGAACCGCGTCATGTAGCCATTGGTCATCGCGAACTTGTAGCCGATCGATGGGATGATGAGCGTAGCCGCAGCAGCGATAACCTCGCGCACGGCATCTTGGGCCAACTGCCAGTTGGTGAATATAGGGAACGATCCGGAATCGGCCTGTAGCGTGATCGTCATCTTGTACGGCTCGAAAACGTAGCCGCCTGACAACCGACCGTCGATACCCATTTTGGTTTCGACTTTCTGCACCGGTTCGGCGGTGAATGCATCGTCGGTGGCGTAGCCCTGAATCGATTGCGGCGCCGAGTACACGCCGGGGATGATGATGGCCAGTGACGAGTTTGCAGAAGTGATTGTGCTCATGTCACGCGACCTCGATCGAAGCAAGGGAAAGAGCCTGGACGCTACCGCCATCGGTGTAGTACAGGGTCATGGGCGGCGACTGGCGTGCGACACGCGTGGATGCCGGCGCATCCTTGATGTCGAGGTAGTAGCCGGCCGCGTTGATCGGCTGCGAGACGTCGAAGCCGACGGCGTTGAACAACTCCTGCACCTGCGAGGCAGACAGGGTGATATCGGTACGGATCGTGCCGAAGTTGGCCGCAGCGTTGATCGGATCAGCCAACGCGGAATGGATCAGGGCATAGCCGTTCGAGTTGTACGGGATCGAGCCCACCGAGGTCAGCAGGTTCATCATGGCGTCCTGCAGATCGGCGTTGAGCTTGATCTGGCAGACGTAGGAATCAGCCCACTTGTACTGCCCCGTGATCGAACCGGGATAGAAGAACTGCCACTGGGTCGAGCTGGTTGCGAAATCGCCGTAGTAGTTGTAGCCGTTGGCCTGGAGTGCCGATGCCTGCGCATCCGATGTAACGGTCGGCGTCAGGCCCGAGAATGAACGCTCTGCCAGCGTGGTGCGGCCATTGGTCTGCGTGAAGTTGAGCGACGCGGCCCAACCCAACACTGCGGCCGCTTCCAACGCGCCCTCGGCATCGTTGGCGGCCCAGATCGGGATGGTGCCGTCTTCATTGGCGGCGAGCACTGCGGCAACCCAGGTATTGGTGCTGCCTTGGGTCAATGCGTTCACGTCGGTGTCGTAGCCGGCGTAGAAATAGCGCTTGCCTTGCACGGCCGTCCACGCGCTGAAGGCTTCCTTGTCCGCCAGCTCCGGCTCGAACGTAGTAGAGAACCCCGCCCAGTCGCCGGCCGCAGCGGCGAACACCGGCATCGCGGTAGCGGGCGTGGATGCGACCGCGCCTTGCGATACCACAGCGCCCGTGGCTTGCGTCAGGTTCAAGCCCGCGGCGATCGTACCGGTGGCGTAGGTGGCCGTCGAGGTCGCGCCCGTGGTGGAGCTGGTGAACACGAACGCATTGAGTTGAGCGTTATAGGTCACCGCGAAGTCAGGCGACGTGAACGCCGCCTCGATCGTTGCTGCGGCGGCAGTAAAACTGGTGGCGCCGGTGAGCGTGATCGATGCTGACGTATTGGGCGTGCCGTCGATTGTCACCGTCAGCGTTCCGGTCAGCGCCTGCAATTGTGTCAGCGTCATTCCGGCCAGCGAACCAGAGCGCAGAAACGCGCTCGACGCGGTTTCGCTGTAGGCTCCGAAATACAGCTTTCCGGGCGTGGTGGTGGCTCCCACCTGGCCTTCAAAGTAAATCTGCGACATCAGGTATTCGGTCGAGGTCAATCCGAAGAATGCGCCGACATCAGCAGCCTTCGAGAACGGCATCAGGGTGCCGGACGGGAGAGACGCGTTTTGCGACAGAATCAGGCCGTTGAGGTCGAGCGCCGAGCCGGCCGCGGACAGCACGCTCGGAATGACACTTGCGATGCGACTGGCGGGGATTGCCATGGTTGTGCTCCAAAGATGAAAAAACCGCCATGTAGGCGGTGGATGGTGGGAATGAAAATGCTGCGATCAGGGCGGAAAAACGGCGTCCACTTCGGCAGGAACGACGGTCAACCCGGCGGCGAAGTCCTGCGGCAACGTCACGACGGGGTTGTATTGCAAGGCAAGTTCAACGATCCAACGCGGCTCGTATTGGCCTTCCGCGTTGACGATGGTCATCTGGTGGGGGTCATTCGCGTACAGCGGTTGCAGCTCGATGGCGGCCAGCGCGAGCTGCGCAGCCGCGTAGTCGGACTTGAACGTGGTGGCAATTAGCACCGCCATATCCGCGGCGCTGGGCCCGTAGCAATCAAGTTGCACGTTCCACTGCGTCGAGCGTGAGTGGGTTTCGCTGCCCGGATTGGCCTGGCCGGGAATGAATGTGGTCTTGTCGGTGGACAGGCCTGGCGCGTTCAATCCGGTCATCAGGATGAAGTCGCCTTTCGACATTGCGCTGCGGTTCTGCTGCGATTGCTTGACCGGGCACGAAACAAAGCCCAGCAGGAACGTACGCAGAGCCGTATACAACATCGACTCCGTGACACTGATCGCCGCGCTCACGGGTTCACCTGCAACTGCCCGATCACGCGCACCCAGTCGGGCCACTGTTCGGCGATCGCGACGGCGAGATAGGTGTCGCCACCGATCACGATCTTGTCTCCGCCGGTACCGGCGAGCCGGTTGACTGCCTGCACGGTGCCGGGGCAGTAGATCGATTTCAGGATGCCCTGCAGGTTGAGGTTGTTCGCGTGCTGCAGGTCTTTGAAGCTAAGCTCCTGCGCCTGAACTTGGATGCTCACTGGGTCCGCGTAATCGGGCGTCACCGACCCGTCTGGATTGGTGGTGTCGCCGGTACTGGCGAACAGCTGCGCCGCCACGAACGGGTTCACCATCCCGACCATCGGGGCCGCGATCCCGTGCAGATTCATGCCCTGAAGTCTCCATCGTCCTTGCCCACCCCATGCGCAACGCTGGCGATCAGGTAGCCGGTGTCGTTCAACGGTTTGTTGTCGGTGCCAGGAGACTCGCCCGCGGCGATCGCCGCGGCGGCTTCCCCGACCGTCTTTCCGGTGATCGCGCGGCCTTCCTTGCGCCACTTCCGCAACAGCACGGTGATGGGTGACAGCGCGGGCTCGTTGATCTGCGCGATCGTGGCCTGCAGGTCCATCGCCGCAACGCGCCCCACGTTGTCCAGCGCATCGACCGCGTCCATTTCGCCGTTCGCGACCTGCCGCGTCAGTTGTTTCATGACCCCGGCCCAGCGGGCCTGGTTGTCGGCTACGGTCGGTTTCAGCATCGGCCGCGGCGGGATGCCTTTCTCGGGCACGCCGAAGTTCTGGATCGCGGCGACGTAGGCCACCGACGTACCATCCGGGTATTCCTTCCCGCTCGGCCATCCGATCTTGGCCTGCATGCCTTCGAATTGTTTTGGCAGCCTGCTCAGCGCGGCGTTCACCTTGGACGTGTCGAAACCCATCAGAAAACGCCGCCAGCCTTGCGGAAGCCCCGGCGCTCGCACGAGCCGCCCACGTAGAACCCGACGCCGCCAACGATGTCCAGCAGCATGCGAAGCTCGTTGCCGTAAGGCGTTGTGGACAGCCAGTAGCCGAATGCAGACTTCACCGGCGGCGGTTGCAGCGTGATGGACACCGACCCCTCGGAGGCTGCCGACATGACGCCCATGGGCGTGCCGTTGGCGATCTGGACGCCCAACTGCGTCAAGTGCGCGCACAAGAGATCGAGTGCCCGCTGCAACTGCGCCGGATTGTCCGTCCAGCCTGGATTGGGGTTCGGGCTGATGTACGCCGTCCCCGTTGTCCATGTCGCCAACAGCGCGGCCTCTGGAAACTTTGTGGTGTCCGCGAACGCCGGGAACTGCGCCCGGAACGTCGAATCGTTGTAGGTTGGCGGCACCCAAGACATGGATCAGGCCGCTTCCGACAGCTCGGCGACTTCCTTGCCACCGGACACCACGGCATCGACCTGCTTGTCGAGGTAGTCCGCCGGCGTGAGCGGCTTGGACTTGTCCTTTGCGTTCATGTCGGTGGCGATCTTGTCGGCATCCGCCCTGCGGGCCTGCACGGTGATGAATCCGTTCTTCTTGTGCAGGTTGAACACCGGATTCTTTTCCAGCTCGGCCAGGGCTTCCTCGGTCACTTCGGTGTGCACACCCTGCGGAGTGATCAGGCGATCGTTCGCAACACCGGCGCCACCCTTGATCAGGATGTCGCTGGTCGGCAGTGGAATGCCATCCGGGCCGCTGGTGTAGTTGGTGTAGCGCTGGTCACAGGCCAGCGTCGAGAACACATGCATGGACTTGCTCATCTGGGTACCTCCGGTTGCGGAAATAAAAAGCCCCGCCCTCACCGGCGGGGCTTAGGTGGTGGCGGCAGATCAGATGCCGGTGTAGCGCACCACCGCATACGGACGCTTGCACATCGCGCCCGCCGTGGCGTTGGTGTAGTCCTCGACGTAGGACTTGGAGTTCTTTTCCACGCCCAGCGCCTGGAACTTCGCCGGCACGCACTGCAACCACACGCGCGAGTCGTCCGATGCGCCGTCGTCCACCCTCTCGGCGTACAGGTAAAACACGTTCGCGCCGCCATTCGCGGCGTTCAGCTGCGGCGCCGACACCACGCGCATACGCGGGTACGTCTCCTTCATCCACTTGATCACTGAGTAGCCAAGATCGCTCGGGGTGGACAAGAACTGATACACCGACGTGGCAACCGCCAGCGTGGTGTCCGTGTCCTGCGGGTTGATGGTGTCCTGCGACTGGATCTGCAGCTTCGCCGCCGCGGCCTGGATGTCCGCGATGATCTGCAGCATGGTCTTGGTGGACCAGGTCGTGGTGCTGCCGGTGCCAGTCGCGGCCACGGTGACGTACGCAGGCAGCCCCGGATCGTTCAGGAAACCGTAGGTGCGGTCGCTGCCGGAGTTGAAACCGTTGAAGCCGATCAGGTTGCGCTGGATTTCGAGCGCCAGCGAAGCCGAGCCGCGCTTCTCCGACGCCGTATCGACGCGGATGCGTGCCGCACGAGCCGCTTCCAGCGAGCCCACCTTCAAGCCCTTCTCGAACCGCACCACGGTACGCCGCACGAAGTTGGTATTCCAGCTCGAAAGCGGAACGTTCGTGTAGTCGCCGTAGGGAACCGCGTTGCCGATCGGTTCCAGGATGCCCTGGACGATCTCTTCGTCTTCCCACGAACCGACCGTGCTGATGCCCATGAACTCATCGGCCTTGCGGGCCGCAGTCAGGACACGCACGAAGCCAGGCATCCATTGCTGCAGGAACTGGATCGGAACGGTGATGCTCGGAATGGTGACGGGCGATTGCGCGTCCATACCGTACGAGGCCATGGTGGCGAGGTTACGCTCGCCGAAGTTGATGCCGAGTTGCGACAGCAGGCTGTAATCTTGTACGTCCTCGGCGGTCATCTGCACCGGCCGCACGTCGCGCGGCGCGATGTAGGAAAGCTCTTGTGACTTGTCCATTGTGGATTCCTTACGCATTCAGGTTAACGTGGATGGCGACGAGGCCGGCCGCGGCGGTCGCAGTTTTCACCACGGCGCCGTCGATGGCGGCAGTGCCGGCCGACGGCGTACCACCGGGGGCCAATGCAGCCAGTGCACCCGTGGCAATGGTGTAAACGACTTGGTCGCCGATGTTCGCCGCCCCGGCCAGCGCGACGACGATGTCGCCTTCGACCAGGAATTCACCCTGCGCATTGCCGGGCAAAGCCAGCGTGGGATCGAGCGAACCCGAGGCCGCGCCAGCAGTGGCATACACCTTGGGATTGACCAGGAACCCGGCCGCGACGACGCCCGAGGCGATGGTGCCGCCTTGCGTCGCAACGCCCGTGGTATTGCTCTTGGTGAAGAAGTTGCCGATGGTGCCGCCGTTGGAATCAAGCGTGAGTGAATCGGCCCGGTGCGGCGTGTTGGCGATCAACTCGCCGACGATGCCGAAACCAAGGGTGATGTTGACGGTGGACTGGAAAGCTGCCGAAGACATGGCTTAGGCCTCCTTGGTGAAGTGGCGGTCGAGGAAGTTGCCCTTACGACGCGCCGGAGCGGCGTCGGTGGCGGCAACGGTCTTGCTGCCCGCATCCAAGCCCTGCAGATACGCCTGCAGATAGGACACGCGCTGGCCGTGCGGTGCGGCGATGCCAAGCTTGCGGCAGCCGTACTTGGCCATGCCCGCGAGGGACATATCGGACGAATCGAAAGCGCCGATACGCTTGGACAGCGAGCCGTACAGTGCGACCTTTGCCGCCATGTTGCGCTCGACTTGCCGCGCAAACGCGGCCGCGTCCATGCCCTTGCTGTCCTTGGCTTCGTCTTTCTTTTCGTCTTCCTTTTCCTCGTCTTCGTCCTCGCCGTCTTCCTTGTCGTCGTCCTTTTTCTCAGCCTCGGATTCATCCTTGGCCTTGTCCTTGCCTTCCTTCTCTTCCTCTTCTTCGGATTCGTCCTTGCCCTTCTGCTCTTCCTCTTCCTCGTCGTCGTCTTTGTCAGCGACCTTCGCAGCCGCGTCCATTGCAGCGATCATGGTCAGCAGAGCCGGGCGCATGCCGAGGTATTGCTTGATGGCTTCCGCTTCGGAAGCCTGGTTTTCAGTAGCCATGGGTGTAAATTCCTTGGAGTCGATGGTGAATGAAAAATGATCCAGAACCGCAACGTCCGGCCCCATGCGCCCGTTATCGACGAGTGCCAGGTGGTTGCCACGGATGTCCCGCTGAACGTAGTCGTAGGCTTGACCCTTGAACGAGCCAGGCGCATATTCGTAACGGCAGCGGTAGCCGCACGAGAGTTCCTTTTTGCCGTTTGCGATGAGGGAAGCCATCGCATCCGAAAAAACCTTGATGTTGCCTTTCAGAACGCCGTCGCCATCGGTGGCATCGAAATACACGTCCTGACCAATCACGCCCTGAACGCCCTTGCGTTCTGCGGGCGTCAAGCCTTCGTCTTCGCTACCAAGCATCGTGTGGTCGTCAACCCACGGCAGCAGCTTGAACGAATCGACGCATTCCGCCGACGCCAGCTCTTCGGCTGGACGGTACACATTGAACAGCTTGTCGGGATCGGCTTCCGGGTCGATCGAGCGGCCCAAGTACGGAAACACACCGACCAGCGAGAGCGGGTTGTCCTTGACTTCAAACCAGCCGTTGGTGTCGTATTCCCGCGCGGTGTCGCGCAGATCCATGGCGAATCCATCAGCCACGCCGGAAACCTTCGCGTCGCATTCTTCCTCGGCATCCTCTGGTGCACCCCTCCCAGCCCGCTTGTATGCAATCGCCGCAGCTTGGGCAGCGCTATGCCCGGCGCGTACCAATTCCGCGACATTCTCGGAAATGACCTTGCGGCTGGAACCTGATTTAAGCGGCATCGTCTTTCCCGAAGTTGAACACCGGCTTGGCCACGCAGCGGCAGTTCGGCATCTGCGCCGGAAGCCCACGCACCTCTTCGCCGTACATGACGCCGATCACCGGCGGATCATCGAAACGAAATTCCTTGCCCGACAGCGCAATGTGATCCTTGCGCGGGTGCATCCCACCACCGGAATGAATCCACACGAACGTTTCGCACCCCATCTTCTGCAGCCGGGCCGCGTTGATGTTCATGTTCGCCTTGCGCGTCTGATCCAGCGCCACCATGCGCGCGTGCTTCAAGCGCCCGTCGTAGAGCCGGTTGAGCGTTGGAACCAGATCCTTCAACCCGTGCCCGCTGGTGATCGACCGCATCACCGCGCCCTGCACGTCGCCCAGGTACTGCGATGGGATCAGCCGGATGAGGCTGGCCGCTTCCTGCGTGCTGGCGTTGATGACCTGCTTCAGTCGCGCATCGATGAAGCCGGTGTTTACCTCGAAATCCTTGCTGATCTGCCGCAGCGACATCCCGAGCGTGACCGCCGAGTGCCGCAGCGTGCGCCGCACCATTCGATCGGCCAATTTCTGACCGAGCTTGCCGAAGATCGATTCCCACTTCTTGGACAGGGCATTGATGCGAACCTTGGCCTGAAACGACCCGTCCGCGGCGTCCTGCCCGTACTTCGGCCCGTCGTATCCGGTCTTGCGCAGCACCGCGATCATCTCGCGCTTGGTCTGCTTGGCCATCCGCTCGAGCGCGGCGCGCAGCTCGTGGTAGATGTCGGCGCCGATCCCGACTGCCGGCCGCAGGTCACCGCCGACGGCCCCCTGCGGGTCAATCGTCTTCCGGAGGTTCTTGGTCGGCATCGATGTCGCTCAAGCCAAGCGAGTGGTAACCGCTTTCCTTGTCGGTAGCGACGCGCTTGCGCTCGTCCTCGCTGTTCAGCGCGCCGGACTGGATCAACGCCTGGCCGGCCTGAGCCTTCACCAGGTTGGTGTCGGCAAGCTCCTTGGCCGTCGGCGTGTCCAACGGATTCCACGAAACCGTTGTTGCCACGGCCTTCTCGCCTTTCGGCACCACGAACGAACGCATCACCAGCGCGTGGTGACGCTCGAGAAATGGAGTCAGCGCGTCCTCCTGAATCGATTCCAGCATCTCGTGGTAGCTCGATTCCTCGTACTCGCCGGATGCGCCGAAGCCTTTCGGGCTCGTGCCAAGCAGCTTGGTCGCCGGCACGCCGGAGACTGCGGCCACGAGCTGGTACTGCGTCATGATCAGCGCATCGAAATCCGCCAGTGACGTGTCGAACTGATTGAACTCGTCGCCATCCTTGTCGCCAAGCTTCACGCCGTAGTTGTTGCGGAACTGCGTCCAGACGTTCAGCCGTTCGATGGCTTCCCGGCTGTTGGCCATGACCTTTTCCATGTCCGTCAGCCAGACGTTCGTCCGCTTGGTCATGGCAAGCTCGGGCGCTTCGTTCGCCGTGCGCTCGGCCGCGTAGATGCGCTCCATGATCTGCTGCGGCAGCGGCACGCCGCCGTACAGGTACTGCGGCTTAAGGATGTCCGGAACCTCGTCGTGGATGTAGATGCACAGGTGCGAGCGGTGCACCTTGCGGCCGTTGATCATCCACCAGGTCGGCTCATAGAAGTGCAGCGTGTCTGGCTGCGATGCCGCGGCGCCATCCAGCATCGGCGCGGTCCAGTACGGATCGACCTGCACGATGCCCTTGTAGCTGTCCTTCGTTACTCCGTCGAGATTGAATGGCTTCTCGTAGTACAGCGGGTCGGTGGACTCGACCTTGAACATCGCAACCCGGATGCCGAACACGCGGCCCATCCGCACGAACTCGGCCAGTTGCTTCTGGATGCGGAAGCGCCGATCGCACCGCTTGATCAGCTTGACGGCATCGGGGTCAAGCTCATCGCCATCCTCCGTAACTACGTTGTAGCCCTTGCGCACCGCATCGCGCGCCGGCACCGAGCACGCCTTGTTGACCAGCCACTGCTGAGCAACAATTGCGGCAAGCTGATGGCTGATGAAGGATTGCGCGCCGTACCAGCCGAGGATTGCGCCCGACAGGATCGTCTGCTCCTGCCCGAATATCTTACTGAAGCCGTCGCCATCCCACGCATCCATGGCGGCCTTCACGCCCTCCACCTTGGGACGCGGCAGGCGGCGCACCAGATCAACGGGGTTAACCGGCCGCGCATCCGAATCGAACGCGTGCGTTGAAAACCAGCTCGATACGCGCCCAACGGGCTTCGGCGCAGACGGTTCGGTTTTGGTCTTGCGCCAGAAAGCCATGGTTTTCCTGTTAGCCGAACCAGCTCGTACGCGGGGCCATGATTTCGGCGAATGCGCGGCTCAGCGCGTCAACCTGGTCATCGTGCGCGCCGTTTGGGAACATGCGCATCTCATTCACCAGCGCCTCGTTCCACGGCCCCCGAACCATCAGCACGTTCCCAACATTCACCTGCGCGGCGAACGGCTCCGCGCGCGTCACCTTGTCGCCCGTTTCCGGGCTGGAAACCGCCTTGAACCCGGCGAGGCGCCGAGTCAGGTAGGCCACCTGTGTTTTGCCGGCCTGCCCCGGATCCTGCGGGATGCTGACTCGCACGGTTTTCCCATCGAGGCCAGCCGTATTCACGATCGCTGCATCGCGTTCGTCGGGGCCGCGCTGGAAGCGCGCCATGTCCCCGATCACGAAGCGGCCATCGGCCAGGCGCCCGAGCTTGCCGCCTGCTGTCCAGTCGCCGTCATCCGTGACGCTGGCCAAGTCCCAGCCGCGCGCCCACTTGATGTCGCTGGCCGGCACGGCGTCGACTACCTGCAGCTGGTCCGGCTTGAATAAACCGCCGTCCAACGGCGCCGGACGCTGCATGTACTGCCCGGCGAATGTGTACGGACTCGCCCGCTCCATCCGCCGCAACTCTTCAATCGAGTGCTTCTCGGGCCACAGCGCCGAGCCATCGTCCTGAATCGCCGGTAGGCAGACGTGTTCCCACGTTTCGCCATTGCCGCCGTCAAGCAGCCAACCGGCCAGATCCCGTTCGTGCAGCCGCTGCATGATCAGGATGATCGGCGTGTTCGGGCCGTTCCTGCGGCTCTCGAGCGTGTTCTGGAACCACTCGATCACGCCGCCGCGAATCACGTCGCTGCGCGCCTCGTCAGCCTTGTGTGGATCATCGATCAGGATCGCCCCGCCGAACGTATCGCGGTGCTTGCCTGCGCCATATCCAGTGATCGTGCCGCCGGTGCCAACCGCGTAAACGCAGCCGCCTTCCGTAGTGCGCCACTCGTGCTTCGCGGAACTGTCGCTGCGTAGCGCCGTCCCCGGAAATATCTCCCGGTACGCGTCCGCCAGCACCAGTTCGCGCGTTTGCCACGCATTGCCGGCCGCCAGCAGGCCCGAATAGCTGGTGTGGATGAACTCGGCGTCAGGCACGTGGCCCAACGTCCACCCCATGAAATTGATCACCGCGAGTTCGGTTTTCGAGTACCGGGGCGGAATATTGATGATCAGCCGCTTGCACTCGCCGCGGTAGACCCGCATCAGCGCATCGCAGATGATCCGGTGTTGCGCAGCGCGCTGCCAGGTGAACCCCTTGCGCTGCAAGAACATCCAGCGACTGAAGAAATACAGGTCAGCCCGTGCCATCGCGTTGGCCGCGAATCGTTCCTGCGGCGTGAACTCCATGTCAGACCTCGGCTGCGATCTTCGCGGCCGTTTTCTCGAACTCCTTAGGGGTCATGGCTATGGTCTGAATCGGACCACCACCCGGGCCCGTGTGGGCGATCTTGTCGTTCAGCATGCCGAGGTGCCGCATCGCAAGCGTCAGCGCGGTGCCCTTGTCGAACACCTTGGCCTTTTTCGTGGCCAACAGCGCGTTTTCGCCGCCGCCCAAGGTCTCCGTGACCTCCACCGAGGACAACACCGCGGCGGCCTCGTCGTCCAACTCATGCGGCTGTTTGAGCGTTCCGTCATCGTGATACAGGCGCCGGATGTCGAAAAACGCGATGCGCGCCAATTCCTGCAGCACCCGATCTTGCGTGATATGCGTGCGTTCAGCGCGCTTCGCTTGAGCCTTAGCAATTGCATCGCCGACCTTAGCAACCCTTAGCAGCTTCGATGCGGTAACTTCCGCGCCGTTTTTGCTGTAGCCCGCGCGGATCGCCGCCTGCGTGGCGTTGAGGTCGATCAGGTATTCATCGACAAACCGCCGCTGGCGTGGGGTCAGTGCCATAGCACCCACCAAGTGTGCACCCGTGCTGCGCGCGGCAGCGGATTATGCGTCGGCGAGTGCTGCGGCATCACTTGTCGCCGAGCTTCGCTTGAAGCCGCTCGTACACGCTTTGCAGCACAAGCAACTCGCTGCGCACGCGCGCTAGCTCGCTTTCATGCTTATGCAGCCAGTACCAGCCGCCAGCGCCGAGCGCAAGCAACAGGATGGTCGTGATCATGGGTTCACCTCGGTTTACGATTAGCGCATACCAGCAAGACACAGTTCGCGCTCAGCCGCGCGGCGCTTGACAAGGCCCGGCAGAACCTTGCCGGCAGCCTTGTCGTAGCGCAGCAAGCTATCGCATCCTGCGCGGACATTGCCCGCAGCAACGCGATCCAGAATCTTTCGGCAACCCGCACGGCCCAGGTTGTAGCAAGCGTCCGTCAGCGCAGCGATGCGCGTGTCCGGCTGCTTACCCACAATTGATCGTACATAGCGCTCAGTCGACGCCATTTCGGCAGTCAACCACGCATTGCACTCGGCTTGTGTAGCCGTCATGCCAGGGTACACGCCTTGAGTGTGGCCGTAGCAGATTGTTGAAGTGCCGGTTACATCCCGGTACGCCGTGTGCCGCACACCTTCAAAATGACCCGCTACCGCAACCGCAATGACCGCTGCGCTCGCGCCGCCGACGGCGAGCTTTTGCCACGCTGACACCCGACTCACCGGCCCGGTGGAACCGTTGGAGTGATCCTGCGCGAGGCAAGTACGTCGCGACGCCACTTCCAC